GTCAAAGTATTCGCTATCAAAGTAATTTTGAAGGCTTAAAAAGTAGCTTTTATGGTTGTCTTGAATAGGTGGTATTTTTACCAGTGCCTTTAATCCATTTCCACTTGGAGAAATAAATACAGAGTAAACATATTTATCTTTTGATAGTCTCTCTTTTTCTTGCAGCAAATCTCTGTTTGATTTGTAACCATCAAAATCTAAGCAGATAAATCCACTGTGTTCCTTTAACGCATTGTCAGCTCTTTTAGAAAACAAGCCACTGAAACAAATTGCTGGTAATTTTTGCTTGAGAATGTTTCTATTTTCCTTGTCTTTCTCTGCTCGTATCTTTTTTACTATATCTTTTGAAGCTCCGTCCTGTATTCTTGTAAGTATTAAATTTATGTTTCTATAGAAGGGCTGAGATGTCTGTTTTATGTCTTTAAATATTGTAATGTCCATTTTATGTCGATTTAATGTCGTTTTGATTTTATCTATTTTACTGATATTTAACTATTTATATTATTTAATGTTGATAATGTTAATAATAATGTTAAAAATATAGATAAGTAATAGTTGATTTAATTTTTTTATTATAGAGTCCAGTATAACCCCTTAAAAGTGACATTCGTCACAGTTTGAAGCAAAGAAAAGGGGCAAAAGCCCCTTCGTCTTATCGCTCCGTAAATTTAAAAAAGGTCATCGTCTTTAGCTTCAGCTTTTTGCTCTGGCTTAAATGTATCAATGGCCACATAGTGTGTCTTACCATACTGGTCTACCTCTCTCTTTTTTTGTACAATAAGCTTAACATATTTCTTGTCATTGTACTCAAAAATCCACTCTTTTGGAAGATCAGATAAACATACCGATACAGCCACTTGGTCTCCATCGAACTTTGATTTTCCACTTCCTACGTAAATTTTGTCTTTTTGTTCACTCATTTTATTTAATTTTAATTGTTCGCTCCATATGGTTTAATGTAGATAACATAATTTTATTTTTCTGCTCTACGCTGTCACAGGACATTGGAACTTCTATCCACATAACAGTTTCTTTTGGCGTTAACTTAAACGGACTACAGAGTCTGTCTATGTATGTACGCATTGATGTCTTCAGTTGATTCATTGCTAAAAAATTTATTGTAAACTTCAACAGCTCTTTCTACCTTTTCCTGTCCACCACTTAAAAAAGTAGAAGAACAATCAAAAATACCGAGTCTTCCAGTTCTCTTGTCAATAACAAAAAATACAAGGGGCTTATTGAATAGTCTCTGATAAATGTAAGCTTGACTGTCATAATTATAAGTCTTTGCACTGTACATAAATTTATCAATATCAGAACTTGTTTTAATGTCAATAATTAACTCGCTGCCGTTGTTTATGATATCAGCTTTTCCTTTCCAATCTAAATTCATTATTTTTTGAATCTCAGGAACTTCAAACTGATTTCCTTCCTCATAGATGAGGTCACACATCTCCATGTTTGATGTCATTTTAGTACACAGAAAATCAAGATGCTCTTTCTCTTTTTTAAGTAAAAGCATTTCTCCGACTTCAGCTTCCTTCTCTTTATAACGCACAGTGTTACGTGACGCTACATCAACAACCTGAAAGTCATCTAACTTGTGTGGCTCTAAGATTTTAGTATGGAAGTATCTGCCCTCTAACATGGGCTTTGTAAATTCAGAGCTAACTCTAAATTGCGTAGGATTCTTGAGCAGCTTACCTATATCAGAGTTGGACAGATATTGTTGTCCGAACTCTCCATAGTATTTGCTGTCATCCTCAAGAGCCTTGAGTATATCTGCTTTAGTCATTCTTTATATTTTTTTTGATTTCAGTCTTAACCTTGGCACTAATCTTATACTTGGTCTCAAGATTCTTTACTATCGTAGCCAATCCTAACTCTTTGTTTTTAGAAATATAAGTCAGCACCTTGCTCCAGTTTGTATCTCCAATGTTAAGCTCGTATGTAGTTACAGTTTTTTTATCACTGGCACTGTCTTTTACTGGTGCTTTTGCAATATCCTGTCCTGTAGTTTCTAATAGGTCCTCTCCAGCATACAAACTTAATCCAAGTCCATGCATAGCAATTGCTTTTGCTGTTGCTCTTTGAATAGCTGTGTTAACGTCCATAGATGTAATCTTGTCAACTGTAATAGACTTGTTTCTGAAATCTTTAATTGGAAGATAATCAATATGTTCAATACTGTTGACTACTATTCCAACCTTTACATATCCTGTAACGCCATCAGTGAACCAGTTTAATCCAGTCTCAGGAGATTCGTATACATTTCTTTGTGCATCGGAATGCTCTAATTTTAGGTATGCCCACGCATTTGCCCATGATAGGTAATCGAGGTTACCTTTTTTTTCTACCTTGCTCTTTACATTAACTGCAACAAGCTTTTCAAAATAACTTTGTTTTGTACTCATTTGATTTTAATTTAATTAATAATTGATTTTAATTTTAACTGCAGCTCTGCATACTTATTCAAAGCTACTTCTCTTCTATTTTTTAAGTTCTTAATATGCTTATCGTTTTTCCGTGTGTTCACTTCATTCTTGATTTTTGTTTCAATAAGGTCCAGCTTGTGCAGACAGTTTGATATGCCTAATTTTACACAGCCCACGTTCCAACCATTTTCATAGAAATAAGAATATTCTATTGGTGTACACTCTTTATAATACGAACCTCCTTTACCAGTATTTAGTATTTCGATTCGGTCACTAAATTTTTGAATCTTCACACCTCTTTTTATAACATTAAAACCTACAGGCTGGTCACTTATAACTGCCTGATTCTGTTCAGATGCTTGATGTAATATTTCTTTTAGACTGTACATTTTACTTTTTTAATATTTCTGTTATAAAGTTTTGAAAGTCAGCATCCCCATCAATCAACTCTTTAGCTTTCTTATAGCTGTAAAGAATATTGGAGTGCGTCACGGCATGTCCGTTCTCTTCCATAAATCTTTTTATGTAGGAAACTCTAATAGGTCTCTCCATACATAAATAATAAAGCAGCTGCCTTGCGTCTACAATGTCTCGTCTTCTGTTTTTTGTAAACATATCATCTAATGTGATATGAAATTTTTTAGCTATTGCTGTAGCATAAACATCAAATATGTCTCTCTTCATCTATTGGTTTTTTAGTTTGTTTAATTCAAAATTTAAGTGATCTATAGCTTTCTGAATATCCTCGTTTGGAGACTCGTGCTTTTTGTATGCTCTCAAGATATAAGTACATGCAGTTCCTAAATTGTAGTTTAGGTTAAAGTTTGTCACTACCTCGATGGCAGTGTAGTTGTTGTCTCCATCATAGTAAGATGGTGTGTCAACGGAAATAGTTGTTGTATCGTCTGTGCTTGTTTCAGTCCAGTGTTTTCTTAGTGCCATTTGTTATAGTTTTGTACCACAAAAACCCCCATGCGTAAACATGGAGGCGATTGCTTGAATCAACTACAATTCAGATTAATGGCTAACTATATTCCAAGAGGATATTCATCTTCTACTTCTTCATGCTCAACATCGATTGTGTTTTCTTCGTCATCAACATTGTTTATTATATTGTGACACATAGCCATGTGGATAGCGTTGTTTCTTGTGATAGGGTCGCTTGGGTCAAACGATTCGAAAAGTTTTTGTAATATGCTCATAATTTGATTAAATTTTAATTATACTTGGTTTGTAAAGGTACTATAAATATGTTATAACTCCACTATGTTTTTGGAAAAAGATATGACACCATACCCAAAAAGATATGATGCCGTACCCAAAAACGCTTGTTACGAATTAACAACAGAATTAGTTTCTAACACCATATCTATGAATTCTTTTATGTGTCTTTGCTCTGCATAATCATGCTCTTTCATAGCGTGTTCTAACTCCTCTCTGTCGGTTTCATCCTCGAAATTGTAGTACAGATTATCCATCCAAGAATGAATATCATCATGGTATCTGTACTCATGATAAGTCATCTCTTGATGTTCTACTGTTCCAGTGTGATTGAACTTAACTATACCTGCAAAATCATCTCCACACTCTTCATATTCCATCTCAGCTTTCAATCTGTAGTGCTTACATATCTCTTCAACTAATGTTACTGGTGGACTCCATGCACTGTCTCCAGCAACAGTGAAAGTTTCTTCATCATCACATGGATAATCATCCAAGTTGAAGTCCCACCAACGTGTTCCGTAGTAGTAAAAATCTTTATACTTTTTACTAAGCTCCTCTTCAGTAGCTCCAATCTTACCCTTGTCCAGTACAAAGTCTCCAAACTCTACAAAGTAATTGGTTTTGTCATACTCCTTGAACTTGTTTCTTAGTTTTTTTAATGCAGCAGCGTTTCCATTAAACGTTACGTAATTCCAACAATTGTTTGCCATTTTATTTAATTTAAGTTATGTGACTTATGTCGTGAATAGGGAGGAATCGAACCTCCCAAGCACCATGCTATTCTGTAATTATTTTGCTGGTAGCATCACTGTAATATTATTGTCCTCTACAACAATAGTACCTGTGTCTCCCCACTCTTCTCCTCTCCATTCAATCTCTCCAGTCAGTTTCAATCCCCATCCTTTGAAGATGTACTTGATTACGTACTCTAACCACTTTACGTACTCGTTGAATTTCTCTCCACCATCCCATTCTAAGTAGTATTTGCCGTCCTGCTTCGTTATTTTCCACTGCAGCCAAATAGATGGCTTTCCGTTTGGCTGATAACCATCCTCATGACGTTTTTGCTGAAACTTTTCGTATGTCTCAACCATGTCAGTTGTTAATGGTTTATTGAACTCTAATTGTCCTCTAAAATCTGTATTGTATCCCATGTCTATTTATTTAAGTTAATTTGAATATTATTAATGATATTATTACTCCTGCGATTCCAATAAATATTGCAATCATGCTGTCGCTGTATTTTCTATCAGAACGACCTTGTCGTGACCGATACTGTCTTACTTTTTTATCTTTCATAGCTTACTTGTTTTTGATTGCACTACGATTAATAAAGGTCACTATTTGATTCAGCTCGTAAATCTCGTCACTACCTATTCTTTGACTCCAGTCCAGTATTCCTTTGACTGCAGCTCTGACTTCATTTAAGTCTTTACGTAATGATTTTACTTTCTTTTGAGACTCTAAATAGTCTCCCATTAATTCAGTGATTCTGTTGAAATCTCTGTCTTTTTGTGTTTCTTGATAACTCATTATAATTGATTTTAATTATGGCATTATTGCCTTGTACCACCAAAACCCCACTCCGTTTTGGAAGTGAGGTAGGGGTGTTTAGGGATCTGTGGATTTTACTCTTTGCTCTCTGTTATAGCTTGCTCAATATCATCAATTGTATTTTGTGAAATCATGTCCCATATGCATACTCCACAGTGCGTGATAGATGTAATACTTATCTCAGCTGGACTACCACAATAGTCGTGAGTCTGAGGTTCAGCGTGTGCATACTCATAGTATACATCAAGCTCTATATCATCCACTTTGTAAGTGAATATTTCGTCATTCCAAATGCTCATAAAAGATTGTTTAACTGGTTAATACTATCACTGAAATCTACTCCAGCAATCACATTCGATTTTGGCTCTTCACATCCTTCCATTTCCATCCACTGGTCATAACTCCTGTAGGTTGTACGCACATAAATAATAGACTCTAATGACTCTATACTTGTGCCATTGATGTTGCACACTAATCGCATTTCTTCTTCGGTTGCGATGCTCATGACATCTTCCCATACTTGATTGAATTTATCTATCTTCCCCATTTTGATTTCTTGTGTTTTTTGTTAGACTTCCAGTAGTTGTTCTTTGCCCACTTTTTTTTGGCTTTAGAGGTCTTGCATCCTCGTGATGATGCACAGCTCGTTAACGTGGGTGTAGCTATTAGCATACACATCACAAACATTAAAATTTTCTTCATAATTGTAGTTTTAAATATCTGCCAATATTGGCATTGATACTGGAGAAGGAATCGAACCTTGCTTACAACCATTCCAGTTAGTCGAACAGCGTGTGCTAAAGCTTATAATTATAGTTCTCTGCTACCCACGTACATAAAGTCTCTCTATTGCCCTCTGACAGCTCCATGAATAGATTAAATACATTCGCAGTTCCACCATGACCATTTCTCTTGTTGAGGTTCTGCCATTTAGCCTCTATATGATTAGCCAGTGACGTACCCTCTCCAAAAGCTTCTTGTATCCAGCCTGCTGGAAAATTGTATGCGAAATACATAAAGTTAGTAATTTGCTCTGCTCCACTTTCAATAGGCTCTTCTTCGTCCATGTCTTGATACCATTCTGTCCATATGTACAGCTCTTGCTCATGTGCATCGTCCAGTATGAAGTCATCAGAGCAGTCAGTGTAAGCTGCTTTGTAGTTTTCTTTTAGCCAAGCCACTAAGCTGGTCTCGTCTTTAATGGTTTCGTCATTGTGAAGAAGGTAACCTTCATACATTCCTTCTCCAGTGATAATACATGTTCTTGGTGCTTTGTTTAAATTGCTCATAATTGTAGTTTTTAATTGATTAATATAATTCTGATTTCTCGATTTGTTTTACTTCTCTTGC